GGACCGCACCAGGTAGGTCTCCCGGCGTGCGTTCTCCTTGTCGATCTGGAGGTACAGGGCGTCCATGTGGAGCCCCGCGTCCTTGATGCTGGGTGAGTTGTTGTCCGCCACCCAGTGCAGCGTCAGCACGGAGCGAGCCGTGATCCTCCTCACGAGCGTGGGCCAGACCCCGCCCCACTGAGCGCTCATCTCGTAGTGGAACGCCTGGAACTCGTCCAGCGGCGCTCCGCCCTCGTAGGCGGTGATCCGGGACTGGGCGGCGATGATGCGGCTGGGCTCGTCTCCCCTCTTGTTGATGGCCTCCACGGTGGCATTGCCCCGGTAGTGCCGGAACACGACATCCTCGGCGGAGCGGAGTGCGTATACGTCCTGCGGTGTGAGCCGGTACATCTCTATCTTCTCCCTATCGATCGAGGTATGGCAGGTTTGCCATACCCTCGTGCTGGTTTCTGGAAACGCCTACTCTTTCGGTCCCTTGCGGGATGTGTCCCGAGGCGTGCTGTCGCAAGACTTGCACTTGTACGAGTTGACGCGGCTGGGCGCCTTCGGCCCTTTGCACCGGACGCACACGTCGGTGCCAGCTCCCCAGGTTGCGCCACGGGCCAGGTTCGCAGCGGCCTTGGCGGTGATCGTACAGGGAGTTTCCCGTACAGGCTCCGGCGTCAGTGCGCTCAGCAGTCTTTTCATCGTGGCCTCCAGCGCTGCCACCCGTGCGACCAGTTCCTGATGGGGAGACAGGCCAGCCTCCTCTTCCTCCCAGAACGCGGCCTCTTCCTCGGGGGTCAAGTCGCTCATGCCTTGCCGCCGTCGCACTGGGAGCACCTGTTCGAGTTGAAGCGTCGGGCCTCCTTCTCCCCCTTGCACGTGGCGCAGATGTCGGTACCTGCTCCCGCAGTGGCCCCACGAGCGAGCCGTGCCAGCGCAGCCGGTGACGCTACCCGCTTAGGTTCTGCTGGACAGGAACTTTCCCGTACTCCTGCCGCGTCTTCGAGGGCCTTGAGGCGCCGGTTGAAGTTCTTGTTCATGGCGCGGAGCGCTGTCTCCATCTGCTCCATGGTCATCGGTTCGGTACTCACGGTGTTCTCCTAGTGCTCGGTTCCTGCTCTAACGGTATCACGACACGACACGACACGACACGCTCTTAGGTATTCTCTTTTTACTCCCTCGTACTTGACAGGTCGTGCTAGACTCTAGCTAACGACGCGCAGTTGCGACCCCAGGAGAGCAGACCTGAGCAGGAGAAGCAGCGCAGAGTCCTCGCCCTCCCAGCCTCGTACTTCGGTCGTCAGCATGGATGAGTAGATAGAAATCCTCTCCCGTGTTTCCTCCCGAACGACACGCTCTGTTTCTGGAAACACCCGGTATGGCAAGTTTCCCTGTTTCTGGAAACACCCGGTATGGCAAGTTTCCATGTTTCTGGAAACGGTCTGTGCGTGAGGGGGTTATGGCAAGTTTCCATGTTTCTGGAAACGGTCTGTGCGTGAGGGGGTTATGGCAAGTTTCCATACCGTCTCTACCTGTTGACCCACCGCATTGACGGGCCTGTGTAGGATCGGGGCCGAAGGCCGAGCGGGAGCGAGGGGAACGAGCCCCGGTGAGATTTACCCCGATTCGGAGCCCCAGCCACTACAGCCGTTCAGCCGTTTCAGCCGTTGTGAAGGGGCGTTGTGGGCGTTGTGGGAAGGCGTTTTGGTCCCAAGAGCCTTCAGCCGCACACCGAATCCCAGGATCAGGAGCACCAGGGATGTGCCAGCACACGTCGGGCACAGCGTGCCAATGCAGCCGGTTAGCTCATAGCCCGGTGCCAACCGCAGGAGGAGACGTTTCATCTGGTGATCCTGACTCGTGAGCACTTCTCAGAGCAGTACACGCTCTTGTAGGGCATGATCAGGTACTTGCCACAAGCCGCGCAGCACATGGTTACTTCTCACCCCTGACGCCTGTGCTGGGGCGTGAGCCGTTGTACACGTACGGACGGAACAGGCCCATGTACGGGGAGACGCCTGTGCTGGGTGTGACCCGTGGCGTGGATGGGAACGCTGCGAGTGTCGCGGGCTGTGTGGTGCCCACGTGATCGGTGGTGACGTGCGACCTGTAAGGCTGGTTATACATGATCTGTCTTTCTACTAGTTGGGTGGCCCGGCGGGCCGTGGATAGATGGGTGGCCCGGCGGGCCGTGGATAGATGGGTGACGAGCGGGTGAGGCTACGCGGCGTCCTTGGCAGCGGCGTCCTTGGCAGCCTTGGCAGCCTTGGCAGCCTTGGCAGCGTCGGCCTTGGCAGCCTTGGCAGCCTTGGCAGCGTCGGCCTTGGCGTCCCGTGCGTCCTTGGCAGCGTCGGCCTTGGCGTCCCGTGCGTCCTTGGCAGCGGCGTCCTTGGCAGCCTTGGCCGCCACGCGCTGGGAGGCATCGGTCCGGAGGTATTCGGCAATGACTCGCCCGATCTCAGAATCGGCCGACACGGTCACGCGCTGGGCATCGGGTCCCGTAGAGAAGACCCCCAGGGTGATCGTGGCATCGGCTGCCACGTCGTCGGCCTCGGCCTTGAGGATGGCAGTCAGCGCCATACGCACGCGGTTGAAACCGTGCCCCTCAGGTGTGGTGACTTGCGCACCCTTGCCACCGATCGTGCGCTGAAGTGGCTTACTGTCCGGAGTGACCATGTAACGGTGGATGGCATCCGACACGGTGGCCGTGGTGACCGTGAAACCGTGGGCGGTTGCGTACGTGAGGATGGCGCGTGCCACGTCGGAAGACTTGGCCTCGGCCTTGGCTTCCATGCGGCCGATCTCACGCATGGTGAGCCGCGCGGTGCGGCGGGTTTCGACGTCGTCACTCCATACGGTGGCCTGACGCGCGGTGCGGGTCTCGGCAGTGGTGCGAATCGTCGTGGTGGTGGTGGTGCTCATGGTGTGCCTGTCTGTCTGTTGGGTAGGTACGGCAGGCTTGCTGTACCGGGTCGGCTCCTGTGTAAGCGGCCTACGGCCTAATCTACCCGTATCCCTACCCCTTTCGCAAGAATCTACGCTCAGGGTCCATTGCAACGAATCCCACCTGTCTGGACCAAGTAGCTGATACACCCATACTGTGGTACACTATAGCTGGGCCAAGTAGCTGATACACCCATACTGTGATACACTATATCTGGGCTCACTAGGGGAAACACCCACCACCCATCCCCCTACTAGGTGTTTCTGGAAACCGGCCCGAAGGCCCGAAGGCCCAAAATCTCAGGGATCCGTGCAGCCCACAGAGGCGTACACGTCACGCTGTGGTACGGTATGCACATGACAGGAGTAGACCTGAGCATCCTCGTGTGCTCCACGAACACCCGGTACAACACGTTCCTGCCGAAGATCCTGGACCAGTTGTTCGGGCAGTACGCTCTGCTGTCTGCCCAAGACCAGGAGCGCGTGGAGATCCTGGTGCTGACAGACAACAAGCAGATGATGCTGGGCACCAAGCGCAACGAGCTGGTGCGCATGGCGCAGGGTCGGTACGTGCAGTTCGTGGACGACGATGATCGTGTTGCTGAGGACTTCATCTCTGCTCTGTTGGAGGGCACCCAGTCGGGTGCCGATGTGCTTGTGTTCCGGGCTGCTGTGAGCCTGAACGGCGAGCCGCCCAAGATTTGCTACTACTCGAAGGACTGGGGTGTCGACTACAACACGGCTGACTCCTATCACAGGATTCCGAACCACATCTGCTGCGTGAAGCGCGAGGTGAGCCTGCGGTCCAGCTTCCCGAACGTACTGTACGGCGAGGACGCTGGATACTCGAAGGTGCTGCTCCCTCACTTACGTACGCAGTACGCGATAGACAAGGTGTTGTACTACTACGACTACAACGCTGCGACCACAGAGACGCAAGCCTGGCGCGCGGGTCGGGGTGCGGAGCGCCCTCCTGTGGTGGACGTGGTGATCCTCTCGAAGGCGAACGACTTCCCGACGAAGCGGATGACCCAGAAGGCTGTGGACACGTGCTTCAACGGCTCGAACGGTCTGGGGGTGAATATTCTTGTCATAGAAGGGGGAGGCGCGAACGGGTACCACAGAGCCACCACGCTGCCGCCGCCAGCAGAGAAGTTCAACTACAACGAGTACGCGAACTACGGGGCGTCCCGGGGCACAGCCGAGTGGATCATGGTGGCGAACAACGACCTGGTGTTCCACGACGGCTGGCTGCACTACCTGCTGAGCGCGGGCAACGACCTGGTCAGCCCGCACGAGCCCACGGACTCCCGCCAGGCTGAGCTGACTGAGAACACGCTGGGCACCGTGACCGGGAAGCACCTGTCCGGCTGGTGCTTCATGATCCGCCGCTCCCTCTGGGAGCAAATAGGGGGATTCGACACTGACGTGGACTTCTGGTGCTCGGATGACGTGGTGATCGAGCAGTGTGTCCGCGCTGGATACAAGTCCATGCTGGTGATCGACTCGCTGGTCACGCACACACCCAGCACGACGCTCCGGCAGGAGCCAGACCAGGCCGAGCTGACCTGGAAGAACGTGAAGATCTTCAACGAGAAGTACGGCAAGCACAAGTTCATCAACCACCCCGAGTACCGGAGGTACGTGCAGACGCACTAGGTGTTTCTGGAAACCCCGTGTTACAGTATGGCTCAACAAGACAGAGGAGGTGTGCCATGGGCTGGCCGACAACGAGCAACCCGCGCACGGAGTTCGTGACCCTGCGGCTGACGCAGGACGAGGCGGCTGACCTGGACGCACTGGTCCTGAAGACCGGGGCGCGCAGCAGATCATCCGCGCTGCGTGCTGCCTTGAAGCGCGCTGCACGCCAGAAGTAGCGGAGTCGAACAGGACCAGTCACATGACCGGCAGGGCTGTCATAGAGCTTTGTCCACCCATCAACCTGGACGAGCACCCAGGGGCGCGGGAGGGCACGCACAGGCCGAGGAACTGCCCGACATGCCGGGCTGCGATCTGTGGGTGCCCGTACCATAGGGCTCTGAGCTTGGAGGGAGAGACGTGAGCAAGATCCCAGCCGGGGCCGTGCGGCGCAGTACAGCCACGGGCGAGAAGGTGATGACCACGAAGCAGGCGGAGGCCCAGCGGCGCAAGCAGCTTGAGAAGGACGACGCCAAGCGGCTGGCCCAGGTGGTGAACCTGCACATCGCGGGGTTCTCGCTGGCTGACATCGGTGCCGCTATAGGCAGCTCCGCTGCCGATGTAGACAGAATGCTGACCAACGACACGGCGCGCTATGTCCGGAGCCAACCGGCTCTAAGGACGTACGTCAGGAACTACATCAGCGGCAAGTACGCGAAGCTCCTGGACGCGGTGTGGGACACGGCAAGCGACCCCGCCGCGCCCATGGACGCGAAGCTGGCCCACCAGGACAGGGCTGTCAGGATCTTGGAGCGCATGGCGAAGCTGCACGGTGCGGATGCACCCACCCAGACGGAAGTCACCGTGGACGTAGTCCCCGAGAACGTTGACAAGATGGTGAGGCTGCTGAGTGCTGCGCAGGGTCTCGGCTACGACAGCTCGATCTTCGATGACGTGGTCGAGGGTGAGATCGTGGACGAGATGGTCGAGGAGTCGCAGTTGGCTCTGGAGCGCAGTGCCGAGGCCGTAGGTGTCACATATGACACCGATGAGCCCCTAAGGTCTCAGAAATGAGCACTCTGCTGGCTACAAGAGGGATAGCACAGGAGTTCAACCGGCTCTCTGACCTGGAGCAGCAGGAAGTCGCCAAGAGGCTACTCAAACTCGAAGAGTCGGGCTGGAAGCCGTTCTGGTGCAAGGACAAGGACTGTGACGGGAACCCGCACTGGCTGGTAGGACCCGATGGGGCGGCGGTGTTTCTGGAAACAGGCTCTGTTGTGCCCCCAAACGTCACCGTGGACCCGGCTTTCCCCGAGGGATACGTCGTTGAATATGATGACGGCGGCACAGTCAACTGGGGACTGCCCGTTTTGGACCCCGCGTGGTCCCACAACCACGCCAGAGCGGACCAGAGGCTCCCCGGATGGTCGAAACCGTGGACTTTGTTCATCATGTCAGGACGCGGGGCTGGGAAAACTACGACCGGCGTCGAGTTCGTCACTTTGTGCGCCCGAAAAGGGCTCGATGGGGCGATTCTTGGCCGTCGTGGCACCGAACTCGTCAACACCCACGTCGCAACGCTGCTGGTGAGGGCACATCCGGACTTCAGGCCCATCTTCTACGCCAGCAAGGACATCCTGGTGTGGCCGAATGGGGCTACCACCTACCTGTTCTCCGCTGAGAAGCCCGAGAACATCCGATCTGTGAACATCTCGTACGCATGGGTCGACGAAGCGGCCCATATGGACGAGATCGAGACAGCATGGATGAACATCAAGCTCGCAACCCGTATCGAGAAGCCCGGCAGTCCGATCCACAAGCTGATCACGTCCACGCCCACCCCGACGCAGTGGGTGATGAAGATGGAGGACGACCCCGACATCATCGTGCGCAGGGTGAGCACCTACGCCAACCGGGCGAACCTCTCCAAGGACTACATGGAGGAACTGGAGAAGTCCTACGAGGGCACGCGCATCGGTCGGCAGGAACTTCACGGAGAGGTTCTGCGCGATGTCGAGGGCGCGATGTGGAACGACGACATGTTCACGCACTTCCGGTGCTCGACCCCGGAGATGTTCGACGCCCTGCTGGACGCTCAGGATGACATCGTGCTGGCCGTGGACCCGGCAGGCTCGAAGGGCAAGAGGTCCGACGCCACCGGCATCATCGGCGTGGGGGCCATGCACTTCGGCGAGGACTCTGTTCGCTTGAGGTCTTCGACCTTTGATGTACTCTGTCGCGCCACGATCAAGGGCACACCGAACGAGTGGGCCGAGCAGACGTTCAAGGCGGCGCGACACATCAAGGCCAGGCGGATCAGGGCCGAGAAGAACTTCGGTGGCGACATGGTCAAGCAGGTGCTGACCGACTACGCCCGTCTTAATCCTGAAGAGACGTGCGACGAGAACGGCGAGCGGTTCGTCATTGAAGTAGTACATGCGGTCAAATCAAAAGAGACCCGCGCAGAGGCCACAGTGGGCAAGTATGAGCAGGGACGGGTGCGGCATGTCACCTCACCGGGCGTGTACGGGGATCTGAGTGACCTGGAGAAGCAGCAGGTCACGTGGGTACCCAAGAGCCGTGGGGGGCGTATGCCGTCTCCTAACGACATCGACGCACTCGTGTGGGCCGTGATGGGCCTGGAGGCGAAGAACAGGTTCGCTGCCCAGTCGGCGGGCCGGGACACACTCAAGAAGTTCATGAAAGGGAGGCAGTGATGATCGTTCGCACTGAGACCGGAAGCACCTACGAGTTCGACCCGGCCAACCACAGGGTCCGCAGGATCAACCCCGACGGGGTACTTCGAGGTGACGGCGAGTGGCTGCGCCGTCAGGACGAGAACCCGATCCACATCGGATCGCCCATGCTCCTGGTGCTGGAGCCCTTGGACGCTGATGCGGACGCCACGCTGCGACTCACGACTCCTGTGGTGAGCATCGAGGACAAGGAGCCCATCATCCTGCCCCTCTCGTGCGTGGAAGAGCCCAACCAGTAACACTGTGTTACAGTATGCCCATGACTCAGCAGCGCATCGACGTGGCGATCTCCACGACCGGACAGCCCCATCGGATGGCGTTTCTGGAAACTTGTGTACGCAGTTGGTTCGCTGCCCTGGCGGGCAGGGGCACCGTGACCGTCACCGTGGATGGTTCTCGCGCTGACGCCGAGCGCGTCGTGGATGTGTTGCAGTACCAGAACCCAGCCCCCATGGTGGTGTGGCTGGGTTCTGATACCGGCACCAGGCTGGGCGTCGCCGCGAACAAGAACACCGGACTGGAGCTGTTGACCGCTGCCGGTGCCGAGCACATGTTCCTCTCCGATGATGACGCGTGGCCGACATGTGTGGGTGCGCTGGATCTGCACACGTACTACTGCTCTCCGATGCACTCCATGGTGAACTGGGGTCCTCACCGGCTCGACCCGCGCATGGAGTGGACGTGGCCTCGCGGCTCCATCCTCTACACGCGCAAGACCGTGCTGAACAAGGTGGGCGGAATGATCGAGGCGTTCGGCACCGGAGGCCACGAGCACGTCGAGTGGAGCAGGCGGATCAACCAGGCGGGTCTCACGCCCGTCCTGTACCCGTCCCCCATCGTCTACGCCGGAACCGAGGGTGGCTACGGCGCGCGACCGTTCTGGCACTGCGAGGACATGCCCACAGAGGGCGAGCACATGTCCATGACCATGGCTCGGCGGCGCAGGCTCACGAGCATGGACAGGCCCCCAGAAGCAGCCGAGAAGGCCGAGAAGATCATGGACGCAATGGACGGCACACCCCGGTTCATCCCCTACACTGCTGAGGGAAACAGGCGCAAGCGCGCTATTGTTGTCCTCGACTGAAGGATCTCGGCTTCACTGCCCCTTCTGAAGTCATTTGACTTACCACCTGTACTGAGCCTAGGAGCCAGCATGGAAACGGCACTCTTCTGGATCGCGGTCGCACTCGTTGCCATCACAAGCAGCGCACGGCTCACGCGACTGATCACCATCGACAAGTTCCCCCCGATCAAGTGGGCGCGGGACAAGTTCGAGAACGCGACGGACGGCTCCAACTGGCAGCTCCTGACGATGTGCGGCTACTGCATGTCGGTCTGGACCACCATCGGCGTGGTGCTGTGGGGGTACCTGGCACTCTGGGACAACACCTGGTGGCTGATCAACTCGATCCTGGGCGCTGCGTACCTCGCCGCGATCCTGGTGCGCCACGATGGCGACGACGACGAGCCTGCTCCCTCTGAGATCACGCCTACCACGATGACTGGCCGGGTGCTCTGATGGCACGCAGGTACACCGGAGCGGTTTCTGGAAACAGCCGTACCCCCAGCCTGCGTGCGCAGGGCATGAACATGGCCGGACAGAACGTGGTGCGCGCCGGGATGGCGTCCTCCACGTCGATGTATAAGTCGGGCACCCCGCTGAAGGATCAGCGGTTCAACCGCAACTCCCTCGCCAAGGCGTGGCAGATCGAGGCGTACCGGCAGATCGACATCTGCGGTGAGGCCCGCTACGCGGTGACGCTGTTCGCCAACATGGCTGCACGCGCCGAGATCGGTGTGTCCGAGCCGCAGGCGTTGGCGGGCAAGGCCGTGTGGGTGACCTCCGGCCCCGAGTTCGACGCCTTCTCCGAACTGGCCCCGACCGTGCGTGACCGCCAGAAGTTGATCAAGTCGTTCACGATGCACTACACCATCGCTGGTGAGTCCTACCTGATCGCGCGTGAGCGCCTGGAGATCGATCCCCCCGGCCCTGATCCCATGATCTGGGAGTTCGTGGCCGTCACCGAACTCCAGAGGATGGGTCCGGTGTGGAGGATCCGTCACGAGAACAAGCAGTGGCTCGAACTGAAGCCCACCGACCCGGTCATCCGCATGTGGAACGCGGACCCGTCCGAACGGCAGGAGGCGTGGTCCCCGTTCCGTTCGATGGCCGACACGCTGACCGAGATCGAATGGTTGACCAAGCACATCTTCACGCAGGTCAAGTCGCGTCTCATGAGCGCGGGCGTGTGGTTCCTGCCGAACAACCTGACCTTCCCTCCGCCCCCGCCCGAAGCGATCAACGGGGACTACGAGGAGACCATCGCCTCCATGAACGAGGCCGAGTTGTTCATGGTCTCCCTGGCTGCGTCCTCCACTGCCTCGCTCGCCGACACCGATGTGGCCTTCCCCAGCGTCGTGCTGGCCGACGCCGAGTCCCTGGCAGCCATCGACCAGACAAGGTTGATCCAGTTCTGGTCGACCATCGACGACAAGGCCATGATCCTTCGAGCCGACGCCATCAAGCGGTTCGCGCTGGGCATGGACCTTCCCCCGGAGCAGGTTCTCGGCTCCAGCGGTCGGGCGGTTCCCGGCTCTGGAGCAGGCACTGGCGGCAGCGTGAACCACTGGGGTGTGTGGGCGAACGAGGAGCAGACGATCACGGCTCACATCGAGCCTGCGCTCAGCGACCTCTGTGCCGCTCTGACGAGTTCGTTCCTGGCGAACGCGGTGAAGGGCGGAACGGACAAGGTCATCGGCTTCAGCACTACGTCGCTGCGCCTGAAGCAGGACCGCAGCAAGGAAGCCCTGGAGTTGTGGGATCGCGGTCTCATCAAGGGAGAGGTCGCCCTCCGCGAGATCGGCTTCGATCCGGCCAACGACGCGATGGGATCGGCGGAGTTCAAGCAGTGGCTCCTCCGCAAGATCGCCGGGGGCTCCGCGACACCGGAGCAGGTCCAGGCAGCGGTCCAACTGCTCGGGGTCGTCCTCCCCACCATCGAGCCGCCAGCCGTTTCTGGAAACCCGGCCCCTGTTCAGAAGGCGCTGCCTCCCGGCACCCCGGTTCCCGTGGCTCCCGCCGAGCCCGCTCCGGGCAAGCCTGGTGCTGGTCAGCCGCCGTCGCTGAAGGACCACCCGACCCCCAAGGGTCCTCCGCAGGGCACACACGACCACACACCGGCTCCGTACAGCCTGGTGCATGTCTCTGAGGGTCTGGTGCTCCGCGCCCTGGAGAAGGCTGGTAACCGGCTCCTGAACGACGGCAAGCGTGGACGGGACAAGGACCGCTCCACTCTGGCCCACGAGGCGCACTGCGTGGTCGAGCCGACCGAGGGTGTCTCGTTCGACTTCTCGATGGCCAGCACGGTGTTCTCAGACCTCTCGCCCGCGCGCGCACGTGAGATCGTTACCAAGTTGGAGGCATTCTGCGATACCCTCTACTCGACGCGGCAGCCCTACAGCCGCAATGCCCTGATCGAGATGATGGCCAATGGCCTCTAAGAGCTTGCGGAGACTACGTGAACGCCTACAGGACTGCCCCCCCCTTGCGGAGTGACCCAGTGACCAAGCAGGAGTTTGTACTCCAGCCGCCAGTCATGTCCAGGCCGATGCGTCTGATCCTGACCGGATGGCTCACTGGTGGGATCATGATCATGCTCGGTGAGTGGTTCACGTTCGACGAGGTGCTGGGCATCGAGATCAGTCCGACACTGAACGCCGGACCTGCGTTCATCGAGTGGCTGTTCTCCATCATGCTCGTGGTCGGGTCCGTGCTGATCCTCCTGTCGACAATGCGGTGGAGGAACAAGTCGACATCATGGAAGTTCGAGTTGTTCGCCTGGCCGCTGCTCATCTCGTCCTGGCTGATATACGTGATCACCGGACTCCTGCTCCCTCATCCCGTGATCTTCCCTGTCATCCTCGCTGTCGGCTACGTGGCCGCGTCCACGTTCCGCCTGACTGAGGTACTGCGCTCCATCAAGGTCACCCGAAAGCACGTCGAGATCATGAAGAGTGGCGGGCAGGCCAATGTCTGAGATCACGTCGTGGCTCATCCCGCTCGTCGCCGTACTCCTTGGCAGCAGCGGAGTGGCCGGTTCCTTCGTGCTGCTCCGCAGGGAAGCCCGGCAGGCTCCCGTGGAGTGGCAGACCGCTCAGGTGGCCAACGCCGCCGCCCTGTCCCACGCTGCGCAGGGACTGGTCTCCATGGTCAATGCGCAACTCAAGGTTCAGGACTCGAAGATCGACTCCCAGGACTCGAAGATCGACTCGCAGGACATCCTGATCGAGGCCCTGCGGACGGACAACAGCGGACTCCGGCTTGAGGTAAACGAGTTGCAGGCCGGTGCCAAGGTGATGGTCGACCACGTGTCGGCTGTGCATGACTGGATCGAGTCCGGTGCGCAGCCGCCTCCCCCCGAGCGCCCTCACTGGGCACCCCGGAGCGCTGTCACTCCGACCAGCGCAACCTGATCTACAAGCAGTGTCACATCTTGATATCATGGGTGCACCCGTGACATCCACAACAAGGAGCAGCGCAATGAAGATTCTCGACCCTGTGTTCTGGAAGGCCCTCATCGGCCCCCTCGCCCGTACCGCCATCGCCGCGATCACGCCGTTCCTGGCGATCATCATCGCCGCGCCGCTGGCCGCGTCCACCTGGAAGCTCGTCGGCCCCGTCGTCCTCCTGGCGGTCGTCTTCGCCATCGCCAACGCACTGGGTACCCTCCCGGACGCCAGCGGCCCCTGGTGGGAGATCGCACTCCAGCGCTCCGCACGTCAGGCCGGACAGTTCTTCCTCGCCACCGTGATCCCTGGCGTCCTGTTCAGCGAGATCGACTGGAAGTTCATCCTGATCAGCATCGCTCTCTCGGCGCTGACCACGTTCGTCCTGGCAGCCGTGTCCATCGTCAGCCCGGGTGTCGCGTCCATGACTCCTGTGGCCACCGAGGCTCCGTACCCGTTCATCAACCCTGCCCAGCCTCCACTCCCGATACCCGCCGTCGCTGAGGGCGGAACGATCAGCACCACCACGGACACCGCAACCGGGGGCTACGTCCCCTCTCCGTAGTGCCGGGAACCGGGCTGGGGTGTCGAGCATCAGAACCCCCAGCCCGGTCTTCCCTCACCTATACTGTCCAGAGTAAGCGTTTCCAGAAACCGGGTTAGGGGGTACTCCAGTGGTCCACATCAACCAGCGCCGCGACACAGCCGCGAACTGGACACTGGCCAACCCGGTACTCCAGCTTGGTGAAGTCGGCGTGGAGACAGACACACTGAAGACGAAGGCCGGGAACGGCGTCTCGGTCTGGACCGCCCTCGCGTACATGACCACTGGGGGAAGCGGTGGCGGAAGCACCATAACCGCTGCGCCGCACCCCACGTTCGCTGGCGTCTCTGTACTAACCATCGGAGCGAGCACCGGGGGTGGTGGGACAACTACAGTGATCCCGCTGGAGCCGACGTGGTCCAGCGGGACGCTGACTATCCCCGAAGTGACCGGTGTTCAGTACAAGCGTAACGGGACCAACATCTCGGCAGGCACGTCCTCCGACAGCACCACCGACATCACTATCACCTGTGTGGCGCTGACCGGCTACGACCTCGCGTCCGGGTACGCCACGTCGTGGGTGCTCCATGTCGGACCCCCTGTGATCACGGCGTTCGTCCCGACCGGCACAGGCTCGTACTCACGCAACGTCGCAGACGGCGCTGTCGCTACGTCGGTCACAGCAACGGGAACAGGGCTCACCTATCAGTGGGGATGGGTACCCGCTGGGACTCTGAACGCGAACCTCGGCTCTGCGTTCGTCCCCGCCACCGGGGTCACAGGGAGCAGCACCACAGTTACAGGTAATGGCGACCATCCCGCAATCGGCGGAGTCGCTACCATCATGGCGGACATCGGTACCAACTACGAATACGCAACCGATTTCTTCGCCAACTGCCCAAGGGTGTTGTGCAAGGTTACGAACTCCGCTGGCTCTGCGTACGGCCCGGACCACGCGGGAGAACTCCAGGGCGCGGAGGGGACGTACCCTCCGGCCACGGGTTCCATCGGTACCTGCATCATCGACTGGTCGCCGTAAGGAATGAGTCATGGCTGAGATTCTGGTTCCATCCGTCAATGGGACGACCGGCAAGCTAGATCCCGCCGTCATCCCTTCCCCAGCATCCATCGGGGCGGCAACCGCAGCGCAGGGCACCCTGGCTGGTACCGCTGTGCAGCCGGGTGCCCTCGCCGCTGTGGCTACCTCAGGCTCGTACAACGACCTGACGAACAAGCCCCCGAGCGGTCCGCAGCAGTTCACGTGGCACTTTCCTGGCACCCTCCTCGTGCGGTCTGGGATGGCGTTCATCTACATCCCCCAGGACAGCGTCTACACCGGAAAGCGAATCCACCTCCTCTACGTTTCCGCCACGCTGGGTACGGTCGCAGCCCCAACAACCGACGCCACCGCCAATACGGTGTGCGCCCTCCTCGTCAACCGAGCCGTTTTTCAGGCTCTCACACTCGCCTATACCAACACTGGTGGGGTTACGTCGGCTTTGTTGGGCTCTCTCGCGGGGTCTACGCTCAACCCAAGCGACGTACTGAGCGTGGACGTTACCCAGGTACCAACCCTTCCTCGTACTACGCCGTCCGGTGACCTCACGGTAACCGTATGGTACGAGTGGGTGTAGCGGCATGACGCTGATGTCAGAGGGATCGCAGACTCCCCGTGTCATCCCCTGGCACAACGCTCCTGGAATCCCTGTTGCTCAGGTTCTAGTTGGGGACGACGGTCTCATCCCCGGAGAACTTATGGCTGGTGGCGGGCTCTATGACGCGGTGAAGCGGACCACGGATTCCATGCCCGCTGGCTCCCTGGCCGTGTTCAACCAGTGGATACACAACCCCGCCGTTGGTGCCCTGGACCCGGTCAACGCGGCTATGCGTATTCTCCTCGGGTCGCGGCTAGCGTTGGTGGCCGATTCTCTCCGGGTCTCAGATCAGTACCGGGGTACTGCAAGCATGAACTGGGCGGGGGTGTACGACAATTCTGGCTACATGAAGCAGAACGGGATCACGCTCTTTACCCAGGCCGTCCCGATTGTCCATGAGTACGGCCATCACGTCGACTGCCGGTACAAAGAGTTGGTACTTGACGCCTCCCCCGCTAACGGAACAAACTGGCTCACAGCATCTCCTCCATTCAGTACATTGGCAGAGGCCTCAATCCCTGGCATTCCGGATGGGGTATACGCGAAAACCAATTCGTTGGAATGGTTCGCAGAGACATGGGCGGCTCTCCTCACCGGGAATAACAACAACGGCACCAACATGACGGATGCCGATTTCATCAGCCACTGTGCGGGAGGAGACGCAACACGAGCAGCGGCCATCAAGACAGCGTTCTATGCCCTCTTCCCTGGTCTCTTCCCCACATTCCCTATCACGCAGCCAACGTCGACCTCTCCAACCATCCTGCGCCTATTCACGGTCCGTGATGGGAACGGGACGGGAAACCTCACCCCAGCGGTACCCGCGTACATGTACTTCGATGATGCCACCACTGACACCACTGCGCAGGCCCACCTCAGTGCCAGTGATACGTCATTCATCTATACGTTCCTCAGCGTAGCTGCTACGGGTAATGAGGGCAACGACCTCACAGTGACCTGGCAGCGCTCGGATAATGGTGTTACGTGGGTGGACTGGATGGCGATGGGGGCGATCTGGGGTGGCGAACTCTCATTCATGAACTCTCCGGATCGCACAAAACCGTTCGTTCGAGCCAAGATCACAAACGGTGCAGGGACCGCATACAGCGGCCTATACACACTTCAGACCATCACCCCTCCGACATTCACGACGCAACCCGCTGGTGGGGATCTATCGGTAGCAACGGGTGCGGCTACCACCCTCACCGCAGCGGTGTCGTCTGGTGCAACTCTTCAGTGGCAGTACAGCAGTGATGGTTTCACGTGGACCGACCTGACGGGGGAGGTTTCCGGAAACCTAGTCCTGACCGCAGGCTCGGGGAATGCCCTCAACATGTACCAATTCCGGTGCCTGGCTATCAAGCCTGGGTGTACTCGTGTCCCTTCCAGTGTCACGTCCCTATACGTGATCACTAGCGCCCCCACCATCACCTCGAACCCCACGAGCCAAACGTTCGCCGACGCAGCTTCTATCAGCGACTCCGCATCCGCTACCGGCTGGTCCAGCATGTACTGGCAGTCCTCCCCTGACAACGCCACATGGACCGCGATCTCTGGGCAGACCGACAACTTCCTATCGGGTACCGCAGGCACCGCACCCTTCACCCCAGGAACAAAGTACGTACGGGCTGCGTACGTAAACCCCGTGGGGACGACCTATACGAGTGCGGCGACCTACACGATCAGCGCCCCTGCCGTGGCCCCCGTGATTACCACGCAGCCCACAGGAGGAACGTTCGCCTACGCGGCAGCGATCAGAGCCACGGCAGCCGCGACGGGAGCGACCTCGCAGCAGTGGCAGCAGTCGGCCAATGGCACTACGGGGTGGACGAGCCTCTCGGGTCAGACCACCACGACTCTGTCGGGTACGTCTGGGACGAGCCCGTTCGTCACCGGAACCCTGTACGTGCGGTGTGCCTTCACCAATGCAGCGGGTACGACCAATAGCTCTGCCGTTGCCATGATCGCGAGCGCCCCCGCCGTGGCCCCCGTGATTACCACGCAGCCGATTGGCGGAGACTACGCCATCGCGGACACCCCGACGCTCACAGCCGCCGCCACAGGCGCTACCAGTCAGAAGTGGCAGAGCAGCCCGGACAGCATGACGTGGACCGATATCTCGGGTGCCACAACGACCAGCCTCGCCCTTACCGCAGGCACAGCCCCCGCAGTGAACGGCCCTATCTACTTCCGCTGCGTGTTCACCAACGCCACGGGATCTACCAACACCAACGCCGTCATCGTGGGTACCAAATACTTCACTGGACCCGGCACCGCCTACCTAGCTATCAATGGAAACACTGGCCTCGTTCCTCAGCTCCCGTCAGCGGTCTCAGCACTCACTTTCGCGTGCCCCCCTGCGTATGGCTACCCTGCACTCACGTACCAATGGAAGTCTGGGACAAGTAGCAGCTCGGGCACTATGACCAGCATCACAGGCGCTACGTCACAGACTCTCTCAGCGACCTTTGGGACGACACCATATGTTCGGAACCGATACTTCCGGTGCGTTGTCTCCAACTCGGTAGGCACCGCCACCTCGTCTTACGTCAAGCTCCAGGATGGCTACTACGCCACCCTCATCACGCACCTTGACGCCACCCCTCACACATATACATTGGCTTCCGCCACTACATACACCACCTCGGTCACCTACACCGATGGTGACCCCTCAGGAACTGTCTCGTGGGCGTACATCAAGAATGGGGACGGTGCAACCTATACGGTCATCGCTGGACAGACCTCAGCCACCCTTAGCGTGGTTCTCTCCGCCGCGAACGGATACTCGGCGGGAAGCTATGTTTTCTACGCCGTGGTCACCAATACGTTTGGGGCGATGGGCTCGAACCCCTCGGGGGCTGTGACCCTTACCTGATACACTTGATGTGACACAACACCGTTTCCAGAAACGGTGTCACCACGAACTCCACCTACGTCCACACGGCGATTTACCATCCTGGGGGTTCGGCGTTCATCGCCCTCCGGGTCACTAATTCCGCCGATTCGTACATCACAGGCGAAGTCATAATCAACCTCACCTGAGCCGTTTCTGGAAACAGGAGCCCCTGGTAGACTCTTCAACATGGCAACAGCACAGGCAACGCTCGCAATCGCGCGAGCAGAAGTTGGGTACCACGAAGGCTTCTCCGGAGGTCACTGGAACAACCAAGAGAAGTACGGCCCGGAGATCGGCCTGCCTCAGGCGAACGCCGGGGCGTGGGCATGGTGCGAGATCTTCGTCCGCTGGGTTCTCAAGATGGCGGGCGTCGCGTGGAGCGGTCCCGTCACCGCGTACACTGGCACCACGACCGCTCAGTGGAAGGCAGCGGGCCGCTGGTCCGAGTACCCCGCCATCGGCGCACAGGTCATGTTCGGCGCTGGCGCGGGCAACGTCCACACCGGCATCGTCTACAACTACGACGACACGTACATCTACACGTACGAGGGCAACACCAACACCAACGGCTCGCCCGAGGGTGATGGCGTCTACTCCAAGCGCCACACGCGCACGGACCCGTACGTCTACGGCTACGGCTACCCGATCTACGACGGCGGCATCCAGTCCGCCGATCCGGCATGGGCGCACCAGAACCCCGGTGCCACCCCCACGGCTCCGGCCGCACCTCCGGCCCCCTCCGTCCCGCAGGTCAGCCTCTCGGCGCTCACCCGTGCGTTCCACGCGGACAGCGCAGCCTCCAGCCCCACCGGCCACGTCTCGTACGGCCCGGCGGTCTACGTGGAGCGCGCCCTCCAGAGCAGGGGTCTCCTCCCGGCCAACCGTGTCGACGGCTCTGCCGGTACCACCACGGTCGCGGCGTACGCTGCCTGGCAGCGGGCGCTCGGCTACTCGGGCAAGGACGCTGACGGCTACCCCGGCCTGACCTCCCTGACCCGTCTGGGTCACGACACCGGACTCTTCTCGGTCGTCGGCTGACCAACCACTACCCCGAAGGGCCTCCCTGTATGAGAGGGAGGCCCTTTTGGTTGCCCCCATCAGTTGTAGGCTTGTGGGACACTGTTACCTGTAAACTCGACTTCGTTTCCAGAAACACGCAGAGCAGAGAGGCATTCAGATGGCCAAGCCACTGACCGATCCCAGGATCACCCCCGTGGCCGACCCCACGAACAAGCCCCTGCTGGACCCCACGAACAAGCCCCTGCTGGACCCCACGATCGATCCCGTCCCGGCTGACCCAGCGGTCGATCCCGAGGAGTCCACGGAGGACCCGGCTGAGGAGGCCACGGAGACTCCCGAGGAGGAGACCGCCGAGGAACTGACCGAGCCGAGCCTGGACATGATCGACCTCATGGGCTCCACGCTTCCCGTCCACGGTGTGCTCGCCCCGGAGGACACCGCGTCCGGCGACGGTCGTGGCTTCGCACCCGGCGCTGTCACCAAGCGCGGGTACCGTCTGCCGCTCATGTGGCAGAAGGCGCAGAGCGACGCGCACGACAACTCCGTGGTCATTGGTTCCGTGGACAGGCTCATGCGCCAGGGCGGGATGATCCACTGGGAAGGCCAACTCATGGACTGCGCCGACGCGAACGAGTTCACGGGGATGCTGGCGTTCTTCGGTACCTTCGGCGTGAGTGTCGACGGAGACAAGGCTTCGATCAACTTCGACCAGGTAGACAAGACCGGCGTGCTGTGGTTCGACGCCGTCCGCGCTGCCGGTCTCACCGCTGTATCTGTCCCGGCGTTCCCGGAGGCGTACATCGCGTTCGGCCCGCACCCGGACATGCCTGTGGACGCACCCGCCATCGACGCCATGGCCGCGTCCGGCAACCTGGCGGACTTCGGTCGCGGTGCTGGCTGGGAGAAGAACCCCAAGGCCACGGCGCGCATCCACGACTACTGGACCGTGGCCGGACAGCCGGGCTACGCCAAGATCCGCTGGGGCACCGATGGTGACTTCACCCGTGCCCGGAAGTTGATCGGCGAGAAGATCGGACTCCACAGTCCGCAGGATCTTCCGTACCTCAACCAGATCATCGCCCAGTGGCACCACGACGCTCTCGGCTACTGGCCCGGCCAGGCGAACATGCCGGGTAACCCGACGACGGCTGAGATCCGCGCACGTCGTCGTGGGGGCAAGGCTGCTGGCGAGACCGTCAGCCTGTCCCTGGCCGTTGCTGAGCCTGAGACGGACGAGGACGAGGATGAGACTGAGGAGACCGACTACGCCGCTGACGCCCTCGCCGCCGTCGACTACATCGACAGCGTCATCCTCGACGGTGACGGCGGCTGGGAGGCCGTGCTCACATCTTCGGCTCGGGCACCCCGCAACCTTCCCCCGGCCAGTTACTTCGACCGGCACCCGGAGACCGGCGCGCTCGTGATCGAGGAGCCGGACGAGAACGGGATCAGGCGCACCTACGGGTACGCGGGAGAGTGGGGCGTCTGCCACATCGGGTACGAGGGGCGCTGTGTCGGCGTTCCGGAGGACCCCGCTGGTGGCGAGTACCCGGACTTCCATCTCGGGCGCACCAAGGTTTCTGGAAACGGCTTCGTTAACACCGGACTCATTACCTACAAGACCGAGCACCGGGGCGGGCAGCAGATCCTGAGCGAGTCGGCGGAGCAGGCGCACTACGACAACGTCGCCAACGCATGGGCATCCGTCCGGCTGGGCGAGGATGACCGGGGCGTGTGGTTCTCCGGAGTCGTCCTGCCGCACGTCACCGAGGACGACATCACCCTCATCGAGGCGTCCGGCCAGGTCTCCGGCGAGTGGAAGTTCGGATCGCTGCGCGGGCTCCAGTCCGTGAACATCCCCGGCTTCGCGGTGCTCCGGTCGAGCGCGGCATTCGACGCGGAGGGCGAACTGGTGTCGCTCGTAGCGTCCTCGTACGGGAACCTGCTCACTCCCACTGGGAAGTGCGAGCCGAGCCCCGCAGAACGGATGCAGGCGCTTGCCAGTGCCGATGCTGAGGTCCGTATGTCCCAGCTCAAGGCGCGGGTCTCCATGGGCACAGAGGGGGCGCTCTGATGGCCTGCGCGTGCCAGGGACGTTCGGCTCAGACGTACGTGTGGACCAGCGCTGACGGCACTGATGTCAAGGTGTACGAGACCGAGATCCAGGCCAAGGCCAAGGTGCTCCGCGCTGGCGGCAGTTACACCGTCCAGGGCTGACCGCTGTGACCACCACTTGCTTCTCCATGGTTCGCGGCTCCGCTGTCCGGGTAACCGGCCTCAGCAGCCGTGGAGCAGTACCGTCACTGCCCAGCTACGCCGTGTCCCGCTGCGTAGCGAAGGTACAGATCAACGAGGTGACGGAGTCTGGCGGCAACGAACTCATCCGTGATGAGTGGGACAACGAGCGGCTGCACTTCGTCACTCCGGACAAGACGATCAAGTACACGACTGACCTCTCGTTCCTCCAGGTAGATCCTGGGATGATCTCCCTGATCTCTGGCGTCCCGGTCGTCACTAATGCCGCAGGCGAGGTCGTCGGGTTCGACATGAACACGCGCCTCCCCGCCGCGAGTTTTGGGCTGGAGGTGTGGTCCAAGATCACGGGGCGCTGCGTGACGCCTCAGTACGGCTACACGCTGTTCCCGTTCCTCAAGGGTGGCTGGCTGACCGGGTTCACGTTCAGCAACGGGCTGGTGTCGTTCAACCTGGTGGGCGCTCAGACCAAGCAGAACCCGACGTGGGGCTCTGGTCCCTACCCGGTCATGGGCAACGGCGGACTGCTACCTGGCGCTCCTATGGGTCGAGGCAAGTCGTGGAGGGTCGTCGTCGTCGATGCGCCCCCGCCACCGCAGACCTGTGGTGTGATCACGACTGACCCCAATGTCATCGACGGAGGGTCCGCGTTCTACACCTCAGAGGGAGTTATTGACGGCGGAACGGCGTTCACCACGACATCGATTGTGGTAGACGGCGGAGGGGCTTAGCCTTAACCCGGTGTTAACCGTTTCTGGAAACCTAGTTCCTGCTACTATCTAGGCGTTATAGGGCCTGCCTAAAGACCAGGAGAATGAACGCGACATGACCCTCAAGAGCCTCGCCACCAAAGCCAAGAGACCAGCCGGGTGTTGCATCACCTGTTGGATACTCCAGGAACTTCCCAAGGGAGGTGAAGATGGATCAGAGGCGCTGCGTGAGGCCCTTGCTTCCGGAGCCTCAAGCCAATCAATCTCTTCCGAACTCTTGAACCTAGGACACGCTGTCAGCGCTGGAGCAATCCGCAACCACAGACTGAGGGTGCACGCATGAGCCTCGCTGATCTCGCCGCACCGGCCTCCACGGATCTCAAGGTAGAGGGGACCAGGGAAGAGGTCGGGTTCTCCGGACTCGTCACCGAGAATCCGCTTGATCCCAAGGATGCCGGAGCGTTCTCCAAGATCTTCGAGTTGTCCGGGCTCTCCCAGACGGAGTACCGGCTCATCGAGAACACCTTCAAGTTCTCCACGTGGCAGCAGTCCAAGGCCACGGAGGATGGCAAGCGGGATCTCATCCAGTTGTACTCCTACAGCGGTCGCTTCGCCCGGCTGACCAAGGGTGACCTGGACGCCGACGAGGCCACCAACCTTCTCCTGCTGGCCGACCGGATGGGCCAGAAGCCCCGGAAGCGCAAGAAGGCTCTCGGTACCAAGACGCGGGTGGTGATCATCTCTGACCCACAGATCGGAAAGGTCGACAACCGGGGCGGGACACCTGAACTCCTGGCTCGGATCGCATGGCTCCGGGACGAACTCGCACTGGAGATGGACGCCCACCCCTGCAACGAGGCTGTCGTGCTCGATGCGGGAGACCTGATCGAGGGGTTCGAGAACACCAAGGGACAGGCGTTCACGAACGACCTGTCGCTGCCGTCCATGCTGCGCGTGGCTCGGTCGGTGCTCACTGACATGATCGGGACGGTGGCCTCGCGCCACGCCCACACACGGGTGGCCACAGTGCCGTCCAACCATTCGGCGTGGAGGAGCGGACCCGGCTACCTCGGGAAGCCTTCCGACGACTTCGGGCTCGACTGCCACCGAGCCGTGTCGGAAGTGTTCGCTCACGCGAACGATTCTGTGGAGTGGGTGTGGCCGGGAGACTGGGACCAGTCCGTCGCTCTCAACATCTCGGGCGCTCGGGTCGGACTCACACACGGTCACTACGCCAAGCAGAGGAAGTTCAAGGAGTGGTTGGCCGGACAGGCGCTCGGGGACACGATCCTGGCCGACTGCGACATCGTGGTCAGCGGCCACTTCCACAACTACCTGATCGAGCCCTGTGGCTTCCTGAACAAGCGTGAGCGCACCCACATCCAGGCCCCCACGATGGACAACGGGAGCGAGTGGTGGAAGGTGATCTCCGGAGACGACAGCGCTCCTGGCCTGCTAACCTTCACCATCGAGGACGGGAGAATCAGGAACTCGGTCCTGCTTCAGCACGTGTTGTGACACTATGCGTTTCCAGAAACAGGTGCTACGGTATGTCCGACGGTAGGGTCGGAAGCCGAGGAGCCCTGAACTACCTAACCCATTCAGGTTCTTGGAGAGGATCAATGCCATGAAGTTCAGCACGATGAGCAACGAGGAGTTGGCCCTGGCCCTCTCCGCTGCTCGCACCGCAGCCGCTGCGCTGTTCGCCATGACCGAGCCGACCATCGCTCAGGTCGAAGAGGCCGAGGGTCACGTTGCGACCATCGCCGCCATCGAGGCCGAGCAGGGCGTCCGCGCCGCTGCCGTCAAGGACGCGGCTGCCCGCTTCGTCGCCGCCCGCAAGACGTTCAACGCCGAGCCCGAGGTCGACGAGACCGACGAGACCGGCGAGACCGACACCGAAGAGGCCGACGAGGCCGATGAGGTCGAGGGTTCCGAGGCTTCCGACGCCGACAACGCCACCGCTGCCGAGGGTGACGCCGGAGTCGACGCCGCTGCTTGCACGCACGGTCCTGATGGCTCGTGCGCCACTTGCGCCCCCGCCAAGAAGCAGGCCGCTTCGACGAGGATCAAGGTCTCCGCCGCCCAGCGCGTCGGTGCCAAGGTTCGCCGCCCGAACGTCGCGCCCAAGCCGGTCACGACCATCACCGCCGCCGCCGACATCCCGGGGTTCGCCACGGGTTCGACGATGGACGACATGGAGCAGGTCACCAAGGCTCTCCTGTCGCGGGTCAAGGGCTTCGGCAAGTTCAACGCCGCTGCGGGTCGCAAGGCGTTCGAGCAGAGCAACGGCGAGCCGGTCTTCAGCAAGTACGGCGTCGCGTCGTTCGGCATCCCGTTCGACTCCACGCTCGTGGCGTCGGCATCGGGCGGCCCGAACGGTGACTACGTGGCCATCCGCAACGCGATCAAGCAGGACCGCCACAGCGCGGCTGTGCTGACCGCTGGTGGCTGGTGCGCTCCGTCCGAGAACGTGTACTCGTACCTCGCCGACTACGTCGTGGACGGCCTCATCACCATTCCTGAGGTCAGCGCGACTCGCGGCGGTCTCAACATCACCACCGGCCCGGCGCACGTCACGCAGGGCACCGCGCTGGACGACTTCGGCTGGACCCAGACCGAGGCGCAGGCCATCGCATCCACGGTCAAGCCGTTCGAGTCCATCGAGTGCCCGACGTTCGTCGATCACCGACTCGACGCGGTCGGCTACGCGTACAAGATCCCGCTGCTGACCCAGAACTCCTACCCGGAACTGGTCACCGACGCGCTTCGTCTGGCGAGCGTCCTGTACGCCCACCGCACGAACCGCCGGATCATCGGCGACCTCGTGAACCTGTCCACGGAGGTGACCTACTCCGGCTACGGTGCATCGTTCACCGACGCCCTGGAGGCACTGGCGATGATCGCAACCGCCGAGCGCCGGAAGTGGAACCTCGGCGAGAACGCGATCATGGAGGTCAAACTCCCCACGTACGTGGAGGAGGTCTTCCGCGCCGACATGAGCCGTCGCAACGGCATCGCCCGTGATTCGGTCTCGGACGCGCAGATCGCAGCGCACTTCACGGATCGTGGCCTGGCCGTGCAGTACGTGTCCGACTGGCAGGAGATCGGCGTCGTCGCTGGCGCGCTGATCCTCCCCGGTACGTTCAAGGCGATGATCTACCCGAGCGGGACCTTCATCAAGGCCGTCGAGGACGTCATCAACCTGTCCGCGATCTACGACGCCGCGTCGCTCACGGTCAACGAGTACACGGGTGTGTTCTTCGAGCAGGGCATCCTCACCGCCAAGGCGGGCTACGGCGGGTCCGTCATCACCGTCCCGATCAACACCGCTGGTGAGCAGGGCGCGCTCATCATGACCGGCAAGGGCGATCACTCGGCGCAGGGTTCCTTCTGAGCCTAACTAGTGGGGGTGGCCCGGTTTCTGGAAACGGGGACCGGGTCACCCCCTCTAGGGCTTGGACACCAAGATGACTACGAATCAGAAAGGGGGTGGACGCAAATGACCGCAACGATCGTTCGTCGTCCCGAGGTAGTCCGGCCCGAGCCCATCGCGCTGCGCTCCTCCGTGCTTGACCACGCCACAGTCACCGAGATGCCCGCCTTCGGGCTTCGCAACAACGACGGCCTCTTCAACTCCTACAACAGCCTGGTCGGTGGCGCTGCCATCGCACCGGACATCTGCGCCAACCACACCAACACGTTCGGTGCTGGCGTCTGGATCAAGGGCAACGAGTTCGCCGTGTACCAGGGTGCCAAGTGCGCCCCACTTGGCCTCAATGTCATGGACCAGAGGTCTGAGGTGGTCCGTGTGTTCAAGGCCACCGAGAGCAGGAACGTCGAGTCGGCTCTCGTCCAGATCATGGCTGCGAACGCTGGCCTGGTGAACCTCACCCTCGTGGCGGGCTTCACACTTCAGGCAGCTCTCTCCGTCCTGATCGGTTACGCCGCCCAGCGGTACGCCGGTCAGCCGGTCATCCACATGCCTCGTGCGGCTGCTGAGTACCTGCTGGGTACGGCGCACCTGGTCGTCTCCCAGACCGATGGCACCCTCTACACCAGGACCGGCGCTCCGGTTGCCTGTGGCGGCGGCTACGACACCGACTCCTACGTCACTGGCGGAGACGGCGTATGGGACCTGTGGGCCACGGGCGCTGTCTACATCGAGCGCTCGGCGGAGATCGACTTCACGGCGCAGGACATCCCCGGCGCGAGCAACGACGCGCTGGCCATGGCCGAGCGTCTGTACCGGGTCGGCTTCGACGGCTTCATCGCCAAGGCGTCCGGGAAGGTGTGGTGACATGTCACGCCAGCCTGGTAACACCTTCATCCGCACCGGGACCGTCCTTCCCAACGGATCGACCAAGGACACGGCGGTCCTGCTGATCGGGATGGCCGAGGAGTGGGGCTTCCCCTACGACTCGGTATTCGCTTCCAGCGGAGGCTTCTACGTCTCCGACGACCTCGCTGCCGTCCTGGTCAGCGAGGGGCTTCTCCCCTACGATGAGGGCATGAGTCCCGCCCCCGAGCCCCGGTACGCCATCGAGCCCGTTTCTGGAAACGAGCCTGACACGACCGAGGACGAGACGTACGACCCGGCTGACTTCACGGTCGAGGCCGTCAAGGAAACCCTCATGGAGATCGCTGACACCGAGTTCGCACAGAGCGTCCTCGATGCTGAGATCGCCGGGAAGAACCGCACGACGCTGATCGTGTGGATCACGGACTACCTGGCTCAGACGACTGAGGCCAGCGCAACCACGACTCCCGAGGAGGAGTAGTAAATGGTCACAAAGTGCTACGCACCAGTGCGAGGCTCCGTCCTTCGGGTCACGCGCCTGGACACTTGCGGCAACCCGGTCCACGGGGCATCTGCCGTCGTCGTCTCCAAGCGTGTCAGCTCGGTCACCATCGCTGAGGTCACCGAGTCCGGCACCAACATCCGTGAGAAGAACTTCAACGACGAGCTGTGTGTCGTGGACGACGCCATTACCTCGATCCTCGGCTACACCGCCGAAATCAAGCTCTGTGGTGTCGACCCGGCCCTCATCACCTCGCTCACCGGCCAGCCGGTCGTGACCAACGCGGCCAACGAGATCGTCGGCTTCGACGCCACCACGAACGTCAACCTCGACTCGTTCGGCTTCGCGCTGGAGGTCTGGTCCCGGATCGCCGGTACCGCCTGCGACGTGTCGGGTCACCGCCCGTGGGGATACACGGTCTTCCCGTTCTTCAAGGGTGGTCGCCTCGGCGGATTCGCCTTCGAGAACGCAGCCGTGACCTTCGCGATCTCCGGCGCGCAGACGCGTGACGGCAACGGCTGGGGCGTCGGCCCCTTCGATGTGGACCGTGGCATTGCCCCCGGCTACCTCCCGATGCCGCTGAGCACGCCGCTGGGCACGAGCACGCACTTCCGCTCGACGCTGGTCACGCTCGACCCGCCCGCCGCTGCCTGTGGCGCGCTCGCTCTGGCCTCCGCCTGAGCAACAACCCCCTAACCCGCTACTCCCGACGCGCAGAGTCCCCAAGCAAAGCGCGTCGGGAGTAGCGGCTTGTTCGGGTATCCTGGTTTCTGGAAACACTAGAGAAGGGCTCCACAGTGACTTCCTGCGTATGGTCGCCGGACACGACGATCCTTGGCGACGAGTGGGCTGCGCTCACTTCCACGGAGAAGGACCGAGCGCTGAGGCTCGCCACGTCCTCGCTCCAGATGCTCGCTCTCTACCGTGTCGGCCTGTGCCCGATCACGATCCGCCCTCTCGCGTCGACCACGGTCCTGGCCGAGTACGACATCCCCGGCCCAGTCGGCTACATCGACACGCTGAAGATCGACGGCGCTGTGGTCGACCTGTGGGGCGGCGACTGGCGTCTGGACGATGGACACCTGCTGGTGTGGCAGGGAGGAGGTGACAGCCCCCTGACGGGCCTACAGGACATGACCCAGCCGGATACTGCTCCCGGCACCTGGTCGATCACCTACAGCCGCTCGTACCCCGTGCTGGAGGATGGGAGGCTCGCTGTCGCTCTGCTCGCGCTGGAGTTCGCTCGCGCGTCTAAGCCGAAGGCCAAGTGCTCGCTGCCCCGTGGCGTCACCAGCGTTGTCCGCAACGGCGTCTCGTTCACCATCGAGGCTGGCCTGTACCCCAACGGTCTCACGGGCATACAGGACGTGGACGCGTTCATCATGAAGTGGGCCCCCGCTCACTCTCCGCTGAAGACAGCGATGGTGTTCAATCCCAGCGGGAAGAACTACCGCGTGACGAACAAGATCCCCCGCAAGGCTGTTCCGTCGCCGTTCTACAACGAGTCGTGGTGACCTCGTGACTGTCACTCCTACTCCCCCTCCCGATAAGGCGGGCAATCTGAACGAGGCACTGGTCGCGTTCACTGGTGCCATCGGAACGGCCCTCTACAAGATCTGCTCCTACGGCCTGACGTACGGAGACACGTACGTCCCATTCATGCCTGACGAGATCGACAACACCTGCTCCGACGAGGAGGAGGCGCTGTGCTCGCAGGCATGGGTCCGTGTCGTCGAGGTCCACCCCACACCCGGAGCAGCAGAGTCGTGGAACGGTGGCGACTGCGCCATAGAGCTGTCTGTGACGCTGGAGGTTGGCACTGTGCGCTGTGTCAGCATCCCCGAGGGTGGAGAGGCCCCAACGGTCACAGACGCCCTCTCAGCGGCCTTGCAGGCGAACGAGGACATGCTCACGATCCACTGCGCAGCGATGAGTCTGGAAGTGTGGTCTTCCATCTCGTCCGGCACGTGGACACCGCACGGCCCCATGGGTGGCCAGTACGGTGGCATCTGGACCTTCACCGTAACGATCTGATCGGGTGCTGACATGCTGACACGCCAAATGCGTAAGCGCGGCGCTACGGTCATGGTCGAGGCCCACGGCGAACTGCTGTTCGCTCCGGGGACCGAACTGGCCACGTGGAAGGATCGGTTCTCGAACCGCATGACCGCTGCCGTAGTCGCGTTCGCCCCAACGCACGGGGACACGGGAGCACGGGGATACCGTCCGCATCCGGGGCCGCACCTGAAAGAGACCATCACCTCGAAGACGAGTACCCGAATCACGGCGGGTGGCGGTAGCTACTACATCGCCACGGGGTCGAGGTCCAACTACGCGCTGTATCCGGACCAGGGAACCGGTGTGTACGCGGGTCACAGTCCGTTCCTTGTTAAGGTGCTGCCGCCTATGGAGTTCGGCCAGCCCTCGCTGTATGAGCGCAACGCACCGTGGATCAAGCCCAACAAGCAGATCGTCGTCCAAGGACAGCGAGCAAAGCATTACTTCGACCGGGGTCTGACGAAGGCTTTCCAGAGCATGATCCATCGATCCTGGGTCCTTCCGGGCGAGGGAGTCAGCGGCATGAAGGATGCCCTGACCGCGTTTCCAGAAACGCTCGCCGCCGCCGTTGCCGCGAACACCATGGCCGATGCAGCATTCAGTGCACGCCTCACCTTGTGGCGTTCATGGCGCGAGGCAGCGTACGGCTCCAAGAAACGTAGTGAGCTTGCTACCAGCTTGAACAAAATCAAGAAGGCTGGCCAGAAGCGCGGTGCGAACAATGAGCAGCTCGCTGGTCACACCGCTCGGCTACAGGCGTGGGCCAACGGCAAGGGGTTCAAGATCAGGAAGGTTGTGGTCCTGAAGACCTGGCAGCACACGTTCGAGGTCGAGGTCAGACCCGGAGTGTGGCAGGCAAAGCACGGGACGTGGAACCCATAAGAGTCGTGGTACCGTATTACCTTAGTAGACCCAGACAGAGAAGGGCAGGACATGAAGAGTTTCACCACAGCGATGGAAGACGCCGTCAGCGAGGCGGAGGGCAAGGTTGAGGAGAAGACCACGCCGTTCGAGATCGACGGTCGGGAACTCCGGGCCTACGCCCCCACAGAGGGCCAACTCGCGTTCATGCTCGCGTCGATGGGTCGCGGCCAGACCACCGATCAGCGGTTCGCGTCCATCGTGAACCTCATGCTGGAGTCTCTGCGCGAGGGTGACAAGGACTACCTGGAGTCCCGGCTGCTGTCCCGCGACCCCAGGAAGCGACTCCCCATCAAGATGGTCGAGGAGATCTTCACGTACCTCATGGAGGAGTGGTTCGCCCGCCCTACCCAGCCGCAGTCAGGCTCTGCGCCATCGCCTCAGAGCGATGGGCAGAACTAGACGCGGCCTACTACTCGATCAACCTCGCACGCCAGAAGCCGTACCGGTTCTGCAATCTGGTCTATGCTTGGTGCATTGAACGCGTAGATCCGGAGAAGTTGGACGAGTGGAAGTTGGACCTGGTGGACTTGCTCCCATGGCAGGACTCCTCCTCTTCCGCAGCCATCGAGTCTGAGTCTGATTCGTTCTTCGCTATGCAGGCGATCAGCGGTTGAGCGGTCGGTCCATGAGGGTTTCTGGAAACGGTGGTGAGTGGCGATGAATCGCGGAACGCTCGTCGGTCAGGCATACGTCGCCCTCGCCATCGACGGCTCCAGCATGAACAACGACATCGTCAAAGAGGTCGAGGACGTTGATTGGGACAAGGCCGCCAAGGCTGGCGGGACCACGTACGCCAAGGGCTGGAAGACAGCCTGGAAGACCGGCATCGAGGACAGCCTAGGAACTGTCGAGTCCGACATGTCCGACTCCCTGAAGCGCATCGAATGGGCCATGCGCAACGATGACAGCATCACGCAGGGAATCCAGCACCAACTCTCCGCCGGTTTCAACGACGGCAAGTTGGACAGCCTGATCAAGGTGGTCGGGGAGAAGGCCGGGGTCGGCCTCGGGTCCGGCATGGATAAGACGCTGAAGCAGTCGGTGCTCAAGTCCCTGGAAGACGCCATGCAGGAGGCTGCTCGGGGCGGCAAGGCTTTCCAACTGACCTCGACGACCAATAGTGGTGTCCTCCTCCCGACCGGGATGATGGACTCTCTCGTGGCTAAGGCGCACGCCGCTGTCGAGAAGTACAACAGCGACTGGGATGCCGCGATCAAGCAGCACGCGTGGCTGGAGACATCGGCGGACAAGGCTGTCTGGGATGTACGCAACGCGACCCTGAAGGCGTACTCGTCGTTCCTCGCTGGCGTGGACCGCGACCACGGTGCAGCCATCAAGGAGAACGCCCGGATCGAGACGGACGCGGAGAAGGCTCTCCAGACCGTACGCAACGCGACCTTCAAGGCGTACACGAAGTACCTGGCCGACGTGGAGCGCGGCGTCATCGATGTGACCGGAAACGCCATCAAGAGGGTCACTGGCGGTGGAGGGGTAACCTCCCCCAATAAGGACACGCTGGAAACCGGACTGAGCGGGACCATCGGTCGGGCGTTCGGCATGGGTGCTCACAACCTCCCCTTCAACCTCGATGCCTGGCTGAACATCTTCGGTACGGGTGTGGCTAGTGCAGTGCAGGGCGTCGAGTCTCTGGCCGAGAAGTTGGGCGGTGGTTCGGGTGGCGGGCTCGACACGCTCCTGGAGAAGTTGACCGGAAAGTCCAACCTGTTCAGCACGGCACTGGAGAAGATCGGTACTGGCGGTACCGCTGGTGCTGAAGGGCTCGCCCCCATCCTGTCCTCCGGTCCGGTGGCCGTCGCTGCCATCTTCGCCGTGATCATGGCGCTCTCCGGAATCGTCTCTGCCCTCTCCTCCGTCATCACTCTGGCTGTGGCGCTGGCGTCCACGCTGGCCGGTGCCGTAGTCATCGCTGTCCTGGCGGCGGGTGCGGCTCTCGGC